GAAAACTCAAAGAGGATGAAGTCAAAGATTATTCTTTTACTCAGCTATTAGAGAACTATCCAAAAGACTTATCAGAGGATGATTTAAGATTAGCTCTCAGAGCTATGGAGATCGTCTGTAGTGTCGTGCTTAAGGTAGACTAGTACCCTAGCCCTTATTTTTTTTTCCCCGCTTCTCAGGGGGCTCAGGAATCCTCATCCAATACAATGGCTTGATGCCGAGTGTCGATAAGAATGAGCAGGTGTTTTTTTTGTCTGTGTCCGGTGATAGTAATTCCATCATTCCAGCATCGGTGTTTTTGCTATGTGCGTAGATCAAACAGAAATCATTATCGGGCAGTGGCTCCTCGTTGATATCGATCCACTTCTCATTGGTCCTGTGTATGTAAACTAGATCGCCCATCAGTGAATGGTTTTCTTTTCTTCCTCGCCCATCATCACGAAGTCTGTGATTTCACCTACAACTTTAATTCCTTTCAACAGTGCAATGCCCTCGGCTTGATCAAAGTCTTCAGCAACTATGTTGGGACCGTCATAAACTTTTCCGTCATGTTCAAATTCTGTAGCAAATATTTTCATACGCTTATCTTTTGAGCCTCTGCTTTTGCTGACTCAAAGTTATCTCCAAGCTTTTGCCATAACTTATCTTCATAGCTTCTAAATACCCAGCCTGTAACCTTGCCTGTTTTTCTTCCCATTGGATTGTTGGGTATCCATCTCACAACAGGATCGGCTATCCCGACAGTTTCTAATTCCTTGATCAAAATATCTTTTTTATTCATTTTTTTAGGTGTAAGTTAGTAAATAGGAACATCCAAGCTTTTTTTAATTTAGCCATTGCTTATGTGGAATTTGCTGTAGTAGTCCTCGTACATGTTTCTAAACTCCTCAAGAGTGGGAATAGGAACGTGTAGGATTTTTTTATTTCCAATAGGAACGTCTGAGTTTGTTAGATTTTTTATATAAGTTTTGTATGCTTCTCTCAATTGCTTCTCTGTATACAAAATCATTTCTTGGGCGGGGCTTTCTTTGTTTTCCCCGGTCCAGCCCACAAGGTTTTTCTAGCCCAATAATTAGCCGAGAATTTGTCATTCTTTGTAAGCCCCCCACTTTTGTTTCTAATTCCAGCAGATCGTGCAAGATAGGACTTCCTAGCCTTAGAACTATAATTATGACCATAACCTTTGTGTCCAAAATTAACTACCTTGACCTCGTTACCCTTCTTGGCTAACACTGTTTTCTTAAACTTACCTGAGCCACGGTATTGCATCGGCTTATTGAATCCGGGATATTTCTTACCCCTGTATTCAACTCCGCCTGAAACTCTTTTGGTATCTTTGACTGTAGCCATTACTTCTTTTTCAAAGCATTCTTGTATGCCTGATGATTTGATCCCGGCATAAATACTTTTTCTTTGCCTCTTCCGTGTGAGTGTATCCCCTTGAGACCAAGCTTCTTAGCTTTTGCTTTTGCTTGAGCAGGGGTTTTAAAGATGTCCTTGTTTGCTTTAAAGACTTTGTGTCGTGGTTGCTTGGCTATCTTACCTTTTAGAGGCATTGCTTTTCCTCCTTACTTTCTTCATGGACTTTAATTTCCTGAAGTCAGCACCGGTAATTCTGTTCTTTGGTTTTGCAACCTTCGCTATCTTTTTTTGTTTTGGTGATAGTTTCTTACGCATTACTTTCTCCTTCTTGCTTTAACCTTTTTCCAAAGATCTGCATCGGCTTTTCTTGCACCACCTCGACCTGAAGCAAAAGACCTAGCCCTTGCAACACCCCATGATGTTGGGGTCTGTCCGGGTCTTGATCCGCTAGAATAAAAAGCTCCTCGACCTCTTCTTACTACTTGCTTAAGAATTCCAACAGGAACATTGTATTTCTTAGACATATTTTTAAGAGTGGTTTCAGTGCTATTTTTTCTTTTTGCCATCTTTAGCTCTCCGTTTGGCTAATTTGTTCATAGATGATTTAGATAGGGTTTTGTTCTTGTATTGTTTGCGAGCTTTCAAGATTTCTTGTTCTCTTTTCTTTCTCTTCGCCCCGGTCAACCCAGCCAAATATTTTAAAGGCACACCACTTTTTGTTTTAGGAACTCGGGCAAACTTCCTTTTAGTGGTTTTGCTTTTCATCTACTTCCAAAAATTAATTTTTTCCCACCAACTAGGCTTGTATCTTTTGACCCAAGCTAAACTAACTGATACGACTACTATTAAAACTAACCATTCCATAGCTCTCTCCTTATTTTCTCTTTGTATTCTTTTCTAGCTTTATTCAATGTCACTTTGTTTTGTGCAATCAAACAAGGCACAGGGGTAGAATATTTACCCTCGTCAGGATATGAATAAAAAAACTCATGACTTGGATATTGAATGTCCAGATAATCAACTAATTTTTTTAACAATCCTAGCGATACAGTATTATCACCTATAAAAAGAAGAGCATCAAATTCGTCTACATCGTCTATCCAATTAGAACTTGTGAAGATGTTTAAAAAAGGAACAAGTTTAATCCTGTCCCTTTGGAATGATTCGATACTGTGTGGGCAGACTGCCCTTATTGAATTAAGGTATTGAGACCAATCAACCTCTTGATTTTTTCTTTCCACCTTTTTTCTTTTTCTTACCTTTTCCTCTCATTCCCGGCATGTGATCACCTCTCTTTGTATATTTTGATAACCCGTTGTTTAACCATGTCCTTCATAGAATTGTCTGGCAACTCTTCCCAAGCTCTCCTTCTTTCCTCACGAGTTTTGAGTCTAGCGATGGTCTTGGGTAAAGACATCTGCATAGCTAGAAGATAACATAAGTTTATACATCCGGGTGACAATCCTTTCATATAATCCATTCTTTCTTGGTGCGTTTTCATCTTCCCGATTTTCATGGCGTAAGCCGCTGTATCTATGTCGCCCCAATCCGTTCTATGTTTCATGTGTTTCAATAAGTTTCTTGATGTACCACTCCGATTTACGGATATCTTCTATGCCATTTTTTTTATAACATCTAAAAATATATTTTAGTATGTTCCCACGAAGGTATCCTCTGAATTCATCTTTAGTCATGGATGCTTCGATAAAATCTATGCATTGGACCCCATCACTAATTTTGTAATGGTCTGGATTGATATTATCTTTCTCGTCTTCTCTCATAGCTAAATACATTTTTCTCCTAAATATTTTTTAGTTAATTCAAGCAGGCTCTCTTCAGTGCCATACCTTTCTATAAACTTTGCTTTGAATGGATGTCTGGATGTGTAAAGGTCATTGTCAATGCCTTCACGATGATGTTTGAAACAAAGGGGTAGTGTTTGAAAATGGCACCCAGCAGAAGTCTTTCCAGAAATATGGTGAATCTCTGCTGGGCTACCTGCCCCAAAAAAATGTAAGCATACAACACATCCAAGCTGAGAGATACTGTCCATCCATTCTTTTTCAGCTTTATTGGGTGCTCTTCCTTTAAGCACCATATCGTGATCGTTCTACTCTAAGGTTAGCCATCTTGGTACGCCACTCTTCAAACTGCATATCTACTGCTGACTTCTCTGTTTGTAATGCATCAAGGTTAGCTTTGGCTACCGCTACATCCATACTCGCCTTGTAGTAATCTTCAGTTGCTTCAGCCTTAGATTTTTGTGCGTTGTAACTTCTCTCCCCGTCATCCTTGGCTTGGCATAACTGTATCCAAAAAACTTTTTTTAGATTTGCCTCTGACTTTAAAACATTAATTCTTGCTTCTTGTATTTTAGGGATGATGTCCCTAAGCATTTGGTGAAAGTTTTCTTCTTGATTCATATCTGCTCGTATAAGTCTGTTATATTATCATCGGTCCCAAAGATGTCATCCAACAATGTGGTGAACTTTGATATCTCAGGATTAAACTCTAAGCTGTAGGTCCCAATCTCACCAAGTCTATTTTTTCTAAAGATAATCTCAGCCGATGTATCATTGTGGTTTTCTGTGTAATAACCATCCCGGTACAACATAGCTACCATATCAGCATCTTGTTCTATTGATCCTGAGTCTCTAAGATCTGAAAGGACAGGTCGTTTGTCTGTTCGACCCTCAACACCTCGGTTTAATTGCGACAAAGCTATTATTGGGCACGAAACTTGTTTCGCCAGCCCCTTCAGAAGATTGGATATGTAGGTCATGGATGCTGCTCTTGAGTCGCTGTTTGTTGGTGCCTTGGATGAGGTCATCAACAACTGCAAGTAATCCACAACAATCAGGTCTAGTTTTTTTGATACCGCCAGACTATTGGTTTTGTTAATAAGTGTTTCAATGGTGATGGGTGAGTTATCAAAGATATAAAGATTAGTTTCATCAATCTGCTTCATGGCTTTCATAAAACTTACCTTTTGAGTATCGCTCATGTTGTTCTTCAGTATGTTGTCCATAGGAACTTTTGACATTGAACTAATTACCTTTTTTAACAACTGCTCGTTGGTCATCTCTAAACTAAAGATCAAAACATTTTTACCTGCTAGTGCGTTAGATGTTGCTACATTTAGAGCAAAGGTTGTTTTACCCATAGCAGGTCTTCCAGCAACTATAATTAGGTCCCCTTGTTTGAAGCCATGTATCTTGTCGTCTACATTTTCAAAGTTGGTTTTAATTACATTTTCTTTTTCTCCCGGATTAGAGAGCTCGTCAATGATGTTTTTGGATATTTCTTTTGCTAACTTAGGTGTACCAAAACTTCTAGTAATTTTATTTTCCATAAGTTTTGAATTAACACGGTCAATCTTTTCCTCAATTGATCCTTCGTCATAAACAATCTTTGGTATCTCGTCAGATAGGTTTTCTAGTTTTCTATGTGCTGACTTGGTCAACAAAGAATCTACCCAAGAATTAAACGGTGCGGCACTAATAAATGTGAGCACTACCTCCTTGATATCTTCTGATTCAACCTCTGATAAGTAAGATGAAACGGTTACAAAATCATTTTGATTAGTATCTAACATTGCCTTGTATGCATTAGAGTATGTATGCCACCTAAAATCATCCGGCTGTACTCCTCTCTCTACTGCACAATCAAAACAATCTCGTTCCATAATCATGGCAGAAATAACATTAGCTTCTAGCTCTTTATCAAATACTCTTTTATCCATGTTTCCTCTCTATTATTGCGTTAAATTGTGTTAGCGAAAGCAATGTCCGGCATGTTGGTTTACCTTTCATATATCCGTTAAGTCTTTTTCTGTAATACTGTGAATTGTTAGCTATATCAAAATAAGATTCCCAAAACTCTCTTTTAGTTAGGTCTAATTTCTTTCCTGTTTTAGGTGACACTAAACCTCTTCTTGCTTCTTCTTTTAATTTGCTCCAATTGTTTCTAATAACATATGAATTAGCAGAATGCACAAAATACCTTTGATCACATTTGTCTTTAT